CATCAGATTCCCATATGTTGAACCATTCTTTAGGAATAATCGAAATACCTTCCCCAGTAGGGCGTTGCATATACTGAGCTGCCCATTTCGACGGCGGTATAGACGATTTTGTAGCTTCAAGTTCTTCTAATTTCCAAAACTCTGGCCATAGTGGGTTGCCTGATGGCATAATTGCAGGGAATTCTATTAGCTCCCATTCGTCGCCACCCTTTTCTTGCATCATTCGTTTTATTAATTTACCCGTTAAGTCTTTTTTAGACCAACGAGTCATTACGATAACGATAGCACCTCCTGGTTGTAGACGTTGTCGTGGCCCTGTTTGATACCATTCGTACGCTTCGTCTAACGCTTTATCAGAAAATGCATCTTGTTCAGAGTGCGGATCGTCAATAATAAACAAATCCGCACCTCTACCCGCGAGAGCACCACCAATACCTGACGCATAATACTCCCCACCTTGAGAAGTAAGCCATTTACCCGCGCTTCGTGAGTCTGCTTTTAGTTGTGTTTTAGGAAATAAATCTGCGTATTCGTCACTTTCGATTAAGTCTCGTACTCGTCTACCGAAATTTATTGCAAGGTCAGCTGTATGCGTTGCTTCAATAATTTTTAATTTAGGTCGTTTACCTAATAAATACGCTGGGAATAAATACGAAGCGAACTCTGACTTCGTATGTCGCGGAGGCATATTAATTATTAGACGTTTTGATTCACCTTCTGCAATTTTATCGAAAGCTTCGGCCATCTTTTTATGGTGAGACCCAGCGATAAACTCTGGCCAAATGTTTTTTACAAACTCGTAGAACGTACTAATCGACGTTTCGCGTTTTTCGCGTAGTTCTAATTCTTCAAGGAGTAACGTAAATTCTTTCGCTTCTTGTTTTGATAGATGCGAGAGGTCTACGTTTTTTAATTCATTTAGAGGATTTTTTGTTTGCATTTATATATCGACGGTAAACTTGTGCTGCGCTTGTTTTACCCGCTGCTTTTGCTCTTTGTTCCATCGCTATCGCTGCTTGTATTTTATGAGCCGGTGTTCTTTTAGCTCTTTTTATTTTAGCTACGCTTGCTTGCGCATCTTTAACGGTAGCAAATTTTAATCCGTGGATTGTGCCTTTCGGATCTTCGTCTGTATATAAATCGCTATGTTTTTTACTTTTAGCTGGTTGCCCTTTCTTTCTAGGGATACGTGGGTTTTTAGTTGCCATTTATCTTAATCTTGCGTTATTAAGACGTTCCTTAGATATTGCACCACCTTCAGCCATACCTTGTATTTGATCTCGTGTTGCAGGAACCATCCCCATTGCTGGGTTAGCTTCCATTTGATCTGCTAGTTGCATACCTACTTCTTGGATTTGAGGATTAGGATCTTGCATCATATTAGTAATTTGTGGAACACTAAAATAATAAACATCAGCTGGTGTTCCTACTGGCCCACCCATAGCTGCCATAATACCTTGATCCATCGGAAC